ACGCTAGTTCTTTTGAGATAGAGGTGGCGCAGCGAAACGACAAAGCTTTGCATGTGCCAAAAGAACCGCAAAAATTAGCACATGACAATTCGCCAAAAGGTGAACCAGTGGTTCGCATGTCACCAGAAGAAGCTATGGAATGGTGCAAAGCAAAGATTGCAAGCTACCAAGCAGCGCCCGATCTGCGTTCATTGCAGGACATAGATCGAAACACACCAGATAATTACCTGGACTGTCTAAAGCAAGACTATCCAGACTACCACCAAAGACTTGTACTAAGATTTACAGAAGCAGAAAGGAAGTTTGCACATGTCTAATAAGCCAACACTCGGGGTAAAGTCGTTTACTATTGACGGCTTTATGAACAACAATATGCCTGTGGAAATGCGCGCGTCCGCATGGATCAATGTACCAAAGGATAAGAAGTATGACACGGCCACGCTTCAAGTAGCAGAGCAGGTAAAGGAACTTATGATACAACACGGTATCTCTGTCAGTGTGCAGTTACAGCACCGCAACGGTGATGACCCAAAGATGTGGCCTCGCATTGCGTCATTCCCATTGTTTCCGAACCGTCCTGATACGCAGCCACAGCAGCAGCAAAACTATCAGGCTCCACCAACCGCGCCACTAGACGACTCGATCCCATTTTAAGGAGTAAGCAGTGGTAAACTTAGTAGATGCATTTACAAAACTGCATAAACGACGCCCTACTGAGAAAGAAATTGCTGCCATGTGGCAGATGAAACGTGAGCAAGAGGGCTTTAGGAAAAAACAAATACAAGAGAAAACAAAAGAACCCGCGCCAAAGAAAGGAAGGGAGCCTAAGACACCTACAAAAGTCTCTGTGTCAAAAGAAAGGTTTCCTTACAGAGCCTCTAGGGACGCCAAGTGTATCAACAGAATGTTGCATATACAGATGACAGTGAAAGACATAGCGTACTGCTTAGGTCACACTGAAAACTTTGTTATGTCGCAGATAGAAAAGTGGCAGTTGCCGCGAGAGCCAGACAAGTAAATCGTGTAGGCGGCAGTTATGTAAGGTGTCGGGATATAACAACTGGCATGGGCATGCCGCCGCCTACCGAAACAAGATAGCAAAACAGACAGTGAGGACAACAGAAATGATAGAATTTTTTACAGCTTTTTACATAGAATACACATACCAGGGACGTGATATAAAAACATACATCACACTGCCTAGCGCAGAAGCATGCCAAGTATTCATCCGTGACAACGAGGATATGTATAAGTATATGTTTGCAGATGGTGACGTAAACATGTGGTGCCTGGACACAGGCGTAATGTCTAGGTCAATCAGGCCGAAGCTACGACCCGAATAATTACTTACCGTACTTACCGCCGCCATTCATCATGGACTTGGGCTTTTTCTTTTTACCGTGCATTTCTACTTTCCTCATTGTTCCGTAAACGTAAGCATCTTTACGCTCACCAGTTAAGCCCATTTTCTTTGCCCTCGCTTCAAGGGCGCGATGCATTTCTTTAGGCATACTTGTCCTTCATCAGTAGTGCTTCAACAAAGATTGATAATTCATTTGTACCAGAAGATGACTTTGCCTCAAACTGAAAGTCTGATTTTGGCGCAATACGGAATGGTATCTGGCGATCAAACGTCTGCATGTTTAGCTGAAATGTCGCCTCTGCCACACGCAGAACGCGACCAGTGCTGCTATCTACTCGGTTTCTATAAGTGATATACTTGTTAGAGTTTACCGTTCCAGACGTGAGGGATATGCGAAAGATGTATAAAGAATGATTGGCTGGAACAGTGTAGATGCAAGCTTGTGTTGTTCCCAAAGTCGCTTCAATGTTTGCGTATACCGTGCCACCCTCGCTAACTGTGATGTCACCAACATTTGATCCAGATAGAATTGTCGCGCTATTAATCCGATAGAAAGGGTTTGTGGTTGTAACTGGCGTTGTTCCATTTAGCTGCACAATCTCTGCAATTGTTTCATAGTCTGCATTAAGACCAGAAATAACGATTGTCATTGTGTCGGATGCACTGGTTGACACGCAGCTCATTTGAACGGCGGCACTAGGGTGAACGTACTGCCCACCATCATTCCAAATGGTTTGGAAAGTTGTGCCAACACTTCGACTAAACCCAAAGATATTAACAGGCACAACCTCTGGCATGCGCTCCGATGCAATCTCTAGCAGCGCATGCGGGCTGTCTACATCTTCGTGGAAATATCCCATCAGGCTTTCTTCTTCTTGTTCATCATTGATATGCGCTTTGCTTTTTTCTTTGCATCAGCTTTTGATGACGCACCCCAAGCTTGCAATGACTTGAGCAGGCGCGTAGGTCTGCCCTTCTCATCACGCTCTGGCCCCTTCATGTTTCCCATGCGCGCCAAGAAAGATGCACGACGAGGATTGTTGCCCTTCTTCACTGGTGCTTTGAGGTTAGACCCTGGGTTCTCACGCTCATACGATCTGCGGCCTCTCTCATTTAGACCGCCGCTAGGGTTCTTACCTTCTTTGCGCTGCCATGCTGCCGACCTTGCCATGTCACGAACTCATCATTGATTTGCGTCTAGGCTTCTTTGCAGTCTTTGCGCTATCAGCAAAGTCTTTCGCAGTAGGCGCACCAGCTTCACCAGGCTTGCGCATCTTCTCGCCCGATCCAGCCGCGATCCGCGCACGCTTTGCGTGGATGTTTGCGTACAATCCAAGTTTCTTAGCCATGTCTTACACCATCAGTTCAAAGTGAGGGCCGTCGATAAACGGGCGACGACCTTGTGAGCGGCGTAGGTCTATGTATGCATTCATCGCATCCTCGGCAGTGCCATCCCAATCGCCAATGTTATCTATGTGCCACGCTGCACCCCAACGTACTTTGCAGCCTACCATGTTTGCGCCCTCTTTCATAGCGTCTGCAATGTCGTCATAGAGGTTTAGCTCCCAAGACCCCCTGCCATTTATGAAGCACATAAGATCAACGGCAAGGCCATCCAAGTGCTTTGACTTCATGGTTTGTGACGCACCCTTTTCATACAGCTCTTTCTGTTGCTCTAATGTGCGCAGCCCTTGGATTACACCAAAGTCTATCTTTGTAACTGTGATTGCATGCTTGACGACAGCAACCATGCGCTCGTCTACACCTTCCAGCCGATCAAGACTGCGGCGGCTTAGTTTGAACTCACTCATTTCTTTAACCCTCTCATAGTTCTTATCCCAAACGAGGCGGCAATGGACGCATACATCCCCCACTGAACCCAGAGGGGGGTTGTCTCAAGGTTAGCAAATCCCTGTGCCATTGTATCTTGTAAGCTAGGCACAAAGTTAGCAGCAAGGATAAGAACAAACACAATAGTCCAAAGTTCGTCCTTCCATGAGTTTTGTGCAGAACGTATAGCTTCAAGCTCCCAATCAATCTCACCAGTTGCCTGTTTAAGTTTGATCTCTGCATTGGCTTTTTGTACCGCTGTTTTACCATCTACCCAAGCTGTCGCCAGACTGCCGAGACTTCCTATTATCTGACCTATCATACCGAACCTCGATCTGTCTTAGCTTCTTTGTTCATCCAGATACCAAAGCAACCAGTCAATGCACCCATACACACAGAAACTAAACCAGCCTGTCCATTTGTAGGATCAGGCAAAGACATGTACCAGTGGACGCTTTGGTAAGTTAAGATCGTCACCACTAGCATCATCAGCCGTGGAAAGATTTTATATTCATCAATTACTGTTGCTGGCATAATACTCTGCAATCCTTTTGTTCGACGTGATTATAACAACTTTTCCATTTTTGTCATACACTGTGTATTTTACCACTTCTCAAGGTAGACCCCTAAATAATACACACCCAGTAAGCAAACACCTATAGCTAACCCAATCCCTGCAATTGTAGCTAACAGCTCCATACGCTCTTCTCTGGCCTTCTCAGCAGCCTTTTTAGCTGCCTGTCTCTGTTTCCTAGCTTCAGCTTGCCATTGCTGCCAACGATCCCATGTGCCAGGGGGCGCATAGAGGCGACAGTAGCTTTCCAACTCTGCACGTTTAGCTTTTAGATTTTCTAATTGTTGAAACTCTTCCCAATCACCTTCAGAACTACCAGTGATTGCTGTAATAGGGCTGTTCTTTTTTTTCTGAACAGCTTCCTTTACATCTTCTTCCGCAGAAAGGAACTTACCGACTGCGCCGATAAGCCCCGCAGTTTCTTTGCCATTACTGAGAGCCTGACGGATAACCGAATAAGCGGCGTTCGCAGCCATGACACTCTCAAGTATAGCCATGTTATCATCCCGACAAGCTCAGTCTTAACAGCATAATAATAATAGCTGCCGATGAGCCAATCATAATAGCTTCTAGTCTTTTCACACGATTAAACAAATCTTTAAACTGAATATCCATTTCAGTTTTCATAGCAACAATCTGTTTTTCTATAGTGTCAATGCGCTCATGCGCTGATGAAACAGTACGTTTATCCATCTCGTTCCTCTTACGGTGCTACAGGCCAATCGGCATCATCTAAGTTAGGCCACGCATCTAGGTCTGAAAGATCGCGTAGCTCTTGGCGATAGGTTGCCCATGCTGTCTTGACTTCGTTGGTCAATGGGCTGTCATTCATCTGCGTCCAATCGCTGTCAGCTAATAGCTTATTGCGTGTGGTGCGATGACCTTCGGCAGTCTTAGCGTCTAGCGTAGCCTGATAAGCCGCCTCATGCTCTGCCTTGGTTGTCGTAACGCCATCCTCTGTGGTGTCAGCAAACATGTCACGAGCGACATACTTCTCCACCCAGTTTCCATTAGCGTCTTGCTCAACGCCATCACGCACAGACGTTTGGTATGCTGTGGTGGTAGCCGCTGGACTGCGTAGCACTGGGTCTAGATCTAGCGCATCAAGTACGCTGTCATTCCACACACGCGGCAAAGACATGCTGGGGTTAGCTGCACGCCATTGCCCCTGCGTTTTAACTTCGCCTGTTGTTCTATTTCTGTATTCTGACATGATTGAAAGTCTCCTGTGTCAGTTGATTATGCGATTGCGTAGAAGATGTATGTGCCAGTAAGAAGGTCTGGGCCAGTAATTTGAAAGCCACTTGATAGTGGGTCAATCCAATCAGCCCCAGTTACTTGAGCACTATTAGTGTTTAATCTTAAATACGGCTCCGTTCCAGAATTGATGCCTCTTTCAGTATCCCAAATGTACCAACTGTCGGCACCATCACTTAGCTTAATCATTACAAACCTAGCACCACTAGAAAATCCACAATCAACGCTAGTAGTTGTATTGTTTGTATGACTAAAACTCCCCACCTTAGACACACCATCTAGGCTTGCGAATAGGTAGGCTATGTAGGTGTATGAAGAAGTATTAACATCTGATCCACCGCCTAATGTAAACACACTATCTGTTGGTGTAGTACTGTTCCAGTCAGATTGTGTTTCCTCTGCGGCTGTTGTGTTCAAAACCAGACGTTTTGTATTGCCAATGTCTTTATGATAAACAGTCCACCTGCGAGCGTTACTTCTACTTTTCACCCACATCATTTCAGGTACAGCACCAAGGTTATGGCTTACAGTACGCCCCGCTGTTCCGTTCCCCGTGTAAGCAACGACATCAAAGAACGAAGAGGCACGACGCCAGTTCCAATAACAAGCATAAACACTTCCGTAACTGCCAACCTCAGTAAATCCTGTATTTGTCCATTTTTCTGACACAGCGGCAGATGTTTCAGCTGCCGTAGAAGAAGTAACAAGCCTTTTCCCGCTTTCAGTTGATGTTGAACTAAACCCTCTTAGCCTGTCTATTACCGTGCTATTGTTTGTATCCCCAAGAGTAAAGTTTAGTATTTGTGTATCTACAGGAAAACCAGTAGTAATTATGTTTCCATTAGAACTACCAATGCTAACATCAAACACCTCACTCGCACTCTCAGGCACAGCCATAGGGCCACGGCGAATGGCTATGTAGATGTAGGTTTCGCCATTACTTGAAATACGATAGTCTGTTGTGTCTGTGGAAAAACCTGTTGGCGTAATGTTCAATCTTGTATTGGAAACTTCTGCTCCTGAAGTGTTTGCGTATACATATGCATCATTACCTTCTACTACTAATCCACGCATTGCATCAAACATAACCCAATCGCCTGTGCCAGACGCACGTTTAATCATTATCCATTGCGGCTCAAAACCAAGGTCAACTATTCCTGTGGGTGCGCAAGTATAACTATCACACTTGATAATATCAGCATCACCATCAGGGCCGAACTCACCGTCACCATCGTTGTGGGCGAATAGGTAGGCTACGTAGGTGCCGCCAGAGGCGTTTACGGTAGAGTTTGAGCCTACGGTAAACTCAGATGAGGTAGGGGCTGTATTGTTCCAAATTAAATCCTGATTTAAATATGCCGATGCAGTAGTTTGTAAAATTAAATAATCATTTTGAGGATTAGCAGACGTTGAACGATGGTAAACAACCCACTGTGAGGTGGTGTCAGTTCGCTTCACAATAATTACCGCTGGCACACTATCAAGATTATGGCTTACAGTACGACCTGCTGTCCCATTCCCAGTATAAGTCACCACATCAAAGAACTTAGGGGCTTTGCGGAATGTCCAAGAGGCGTAATCCTCACCCGTTTGGTTATTGGCATTTCTAGTGCCTATTGAATAACCATCCGTATTAAAAGAAGTTAAAAGCAAACTGCTCGTTACTTCTGCATTGTTCACATTACTAAAAATATATTTATTTGAGCCACGCTCTGTATCAAACAAGTAGTGGTAATTATCGCCTATACCAACACCAGATGATCTTGACTTACTCCAAACCAAGCCCCCCTCTGTAGAAAGGTCAATACCATTTTCTATGTCTCTTGCGGTTGCGTTGCCTTCGTACACAAAAGTGCTGAACACATCTTCTACGTTCAGGCCACCACCACCTCCAGCAGCACCCGCAGCAGCTTGTAGTAACTTAGCTAGTTTCGCCATTCTCTAATTCCGCTTTTAGTCTCTGCACAAAAGCCTCTCGGCCTACTTGTAGCTGCGTTAAGTTAAACTGTGTGCTGCCAATCTTCTGATCCAAAGAACCAATGTGGTTAATGCAAGCTTTGGCTTCGTCCGTTAGCTGATCTTCTGTGTACTCGATGTCGTCAATCGTGATGGTCTTTTTATCTTCAACCATGTTGATCTCCTTCTATGTTACCAAGGCACTCCGTCCCCAGTGGTTGGTGTTTTCTGCGCAGTGATGTCATCACTAATCGCAGTCTCAATAGCTGATTGATCTAGCGCAGCTTGCGCCCATGCAATCGCATTCGCCTCTGTTACGCTGTCATACGCAATGAAGTCTGCCGCATCTGCATCATAGGTGTGTCCTGTTGTACCATACTGTGACGCAGTGTATGTCACAGCATCATCGCCAGATCCCACTGTTTCTGATCCAGTGCAACGCCAGTGAATAACTGTGATGCCACCGTCTGATAAGTTGCGCTCAGTGTTTGCTACCGACCAAGTGTAAGTTACCGCCATGATTTAATCCTTATGTGTAAGAGCCAGCGTATGCTGCGTATACTGTTGTTCCGATTTTCCACAGCACGATTGTATCGTTTGCAGTCAGCGTAGGTGCTGCGTTCCCAGATGATGACACCCACTTGTCTACAGCAGTCCAAAGTACTGTGTAGCTTGCACCAGCATTTAGCATCAGCACAATGGCTTCACCATCTGCCAAGCTGTCAGTGAACTCGACATTGCCTGTAAGTGTGACTGTTTGGATAGAACCATTGTCATAGGTAAGTGCAATAGATGATGCGTATGTGACTGTAGTGGTTGTTTCTACGACACCGCCAGAGAGGTAGAGGTCTTTGAAGCGGGCATTGCTGTCACCCAAATCAAAAACACCATCAGATGCGCCATCAGCGGTTGTGCGTGGGATTATTGCAG